CACCAGCGTCCGCAGTCCCAAGATGCGCCAGTGGGTGCTGGACCGTGTTGGGCCGCAGGCGCTGGAGCTGATGACGATCTTCAAGGACGGCGAGGCCAAATATTCTATCGACAAATCCGTGCGCGGCAACCTTTTAATTCTTGCTGGAGAAAACGCTGATGAAGTGCCGCCTGATGTCGCTGAAGTCATACAATGTGCGGACGACCTATGGGCTTCGTCGGTCGCGAAGTTTCAACGCGCCGCCAATCTCGCTGATCGAGACGATGGACGAGTGCGCGGGGCGTTTGTCTTTTCTGGAGGTTCAGCTACGGGCCGTGCTTCGAGCTTTGGACTGCAAGTCCACAATTTCCCCCGCAAGTGCGCGAAGGAACCTGAACTAGTTCGCGCTGCGATGACGCAGGGGGGCGAGATCGTCCCGCAGTACGGCAAGCGCGTCACAGACGTGCTGAAGCAGATGCTGCGCCCGGCGCTGCTGGCCGAGCCCGGCAACGCGCTGGTGGTGGCCGATTGGTCCTCCATCGAGGCGCGCGTCAACCCGTGGCTGTCTGGCCGGGGCGACGACAAGTTGGACATCTTCCGCAACGGCGGCGACGTTTACAAGGTGAACGCATCCGCGACCTTCCGTGTGCCTGTCGCCGAGGTGACGGGCGACCAGCGCCAGGTCGGCAAGGTGCAAGAACTTGCCTGCGGCTTCGCTGGCGGCGTGGGCGCGTTCGCTGCGATGGGCCGGATCTACGGCCTGCTGCTGCCTGAGCCCGAGGCCAAGCGCATGGTGGACGGGTGGCGCAGGGCCAATCCGTGGGCCATGCCCTTCTGGGAAAGTCTGGAACGGTGCTACACCGCCGCCATGCGCCACAAGGGCAAAGAGTTTACCGCCGGGCGCATAACGTACCTATTCGATGGCGTCCACCTCTGGTACGCTCTGCCGTCTGGGCGCATCCTTTGCTACCCATACGCTCGATTGGAGGAAGGCGGCGTCACCTACGCCAAGGCGGCATGGAAGCCCGCTGCTGACGCCAAGGAGTGGCCCCGCGCCCGCTTGTGGCGTGGTCTGGCCTGCGAGAACGTTACGCAGGCGACGGCCAACGACATCCTGCGCTACGCTCTTCGTTCGCTCGATGCAGAGGGGTTTGAACCCGTGCTGCACGTCCACGATGAGATCGTGCTGGAGACCGCAGATCCCATAGCAGCCGAGGAGGCCATGCAGCGCGTCATGTGTACGCCGCCCGCATGGGCCGCAGGTCTGCCGCTGGGGATCGAGACGAGTATGATGACACGCTATGGGAAGGGGTAGGACATGGACGACCAACAAGAATTTATTGACTATATTGTAGGGCTCGCGCCTGACGAAGAGACGGCGCTGCTTGTGTTGCAGCGTCCAGTGGTCCGCAACGGGGTCCACATCACGTATCCGGACGGGGAATTGGCCTATACGTTTCCGTCATTTATGCCTGATCATCCGCGCAAAGATGGTCAATCGTGGTACATGAACACCGGCTGCTACATCCCCGAACGGTTCAACAACGGGCGCCCTAGCGCCAGCATTGCCAACTGCACACACGTCCTCGCCATGATGCTGGACGATGTCGGCACCAAATCGAAGGTGCCGGATCTGCCTCCGACGTGGGTCATGGAGACCAGCGAAGGTTCGTTTCAGTGGGGTTACGCTTTCGATCTGGATCACCAGCCTACTACGGGGGAGTTCAGCGCCGCCATCAAGGCCATCGCTATGGCGGGTTACACGGACCCCGGCGCGATCAATCCGGTACGTAACTTCCGCATTCCCGGTTCAGTTAACATTAAACCTGGCCGCAACTCTTGGCGTGCCAAGCGGATCGAGTGGCACCCCAAACGCGTGTTCTCGCTGCCGCAGATCTGTGAGGCGCTTGGCGTAACGCCCGACGAGGCGGACACGGCTGTAGGCATCTCGTTTAACCTGAAGGACACCGGCTCTGACAGCGTCCTCCAGTGGCTCAACGACAAGGGTTTGGTGTTGAGCCCTCCCAACGGCGCAGGTTGGCTGGACGTGGTCTGCCCGAATCACGCGCAGCACACGGACGGCCAATCCGCCGCCCGCTATAAACCGCTCGACCGCTCGTTTTGCTGCTACCACGGGCACTGTCAGGATCTGGACAGCCAAACCTATCTTGCGTGGGTCGCCGAAAACGGCGGTCCCAAGGTATCGCATGGCTTGCGCGACGAGTTGCTGGCGCAGCATATGCAAGCGGCGATGTCCAAGCTGTCGCCTACCAAGGCGTTCCCTGACGAGGCCGCGCGCGTCATCGCCGAGGTGGAGCGCAAGGAGGTCGGGCGCGTTGACAAAGCAAGTTGGTACGAGCGGTTCGCCTACATCGTAGAGGACGACGCCTACTTCGACATGGACGCCCGCACCGAGATCAGCCGGGGCAGCTTCAACGCCATCTTCCGTCACGTCAATTGCAAGTCCATTCACGTCACCGGCAAGACCGCGCGGCGCATCGAGGCCAGCGTCTGCTATGACGAGAACCGCAGCGCCGCCAACGCCCGCCTGCTGCGCGGCATCACCTACGCCGCTGGCGACGGGGTGCTGGTGTCGCGCGACGGCGACGTGTACGGCAACCGCTGGCGCGACGCCCGGCCCAGCTTGGATGGCGTCGCATCCGGCGACGTGTCCCGGTGGCTGGACCACTGCCGGGTGCTGGTGCCGGAGGAGGCCGAGCTAAACCATTGCCTCGACGTGATGGCGTTCAAGCTCCAGAACCCGCGCGTCAAGATCAACCACGCGGTGCTGCACGGCGGCGACGAGGGGTCCGGCAAGGACACCATGTGGGCTCCTTTCATCTGGGCGGTCTGCGGGCCAGGTCTCAAAAACCGGGGCTTGGTGGACAACGATGGGCTCACCTCGCAGTGGGGGTACGCGCTGGAGTCGGAAATTCTGATCTTGAACGAGTTGAAGGAACCCGACGCCAAGGAGCGCCGCACCCTCGCCAACAAGTTGAAACCTATCATCGCCGCGCCGCCGGAGACGCTGCCGATCAACCGCAAGGGCCTGCACCCTTATGATATGGTCAACCGCATGATGGTGCTGGCGTTCACGAACGACCCCGTCCCAATTTCGATCAGCAGTGGCGACCGCCGTTGGTTCTGCATCTGGAGCGCCGCCGGTCGTATGCCTGCCGACGAGGCGCAGGCGATGTGGACTTGGTATCGTAACGGTGGGTTCGAGACCATCGCCCGATGGCTGGCTGATCGCGACGTGTCCAAGTTCAACCCGTCTGCGCCGCCCATGTGGACGGAATTTAAAGAAAACCTGATCGAGAACGGCATGAGCATCGCCGAGAGTTATATCGTGGACCAGATCCGCGCCAAGACCGGAGAGTTCGCCAAGGGTGTCGTCGCCACGCCATTCTTCAAGTTGTGCCAGTTCCTAACGGTCAACGCGCCTAACGGCGTCAAGATCCCGCAGGCGGCGCTGCTCCATGCCCTCAAGGAGGCCGGGTGGGTGGATATGGGGCGGATTGGGTCGTTTGAGCATTCCAGTAAGCGCCACATTTACGCCGCGCCTGATCTGGCGCGGTCGCAGACCAAGAGCTATCTGCGGAACCTATTGGAACCCGCCAGCGCCGACAACAAGGTGATCGACTTCCCTGGCCGCACAGCCTGACACGAAAGACCCCCGGTTGCGTGAGCGACCGGGGGCAAGTGGGCGTGTCGAACAAACACTAGGACTAGGCCGTCAGACGCCTGTCTGACGCGCCGGGGCGGGTGCCCCGACGATCCGGCTCATCACCGGATAGGTTTTGCGGCAAGCGCCGCATGTTCATCATCTTCGCGCAGCGCATGTGTCGCAGCGGCCCACGCGTCTTCGATCTCGCGTGGGGGCAGATCCTCAATCACGCGCAGGTTAGCACGTAGGTTTTCAATGCGATACTCCAGCGTCTCCACGGTGTCGTTGATGGCGCAGGCGGTTGCGCGGTCGTCAACGCCCAACAAGCACAGCAGATCCTCAATCTCGCGTTCCATCTCGTCATGAAACGTCTGTTTCTTGCGGCCCTCGCAGTAATACGCCAGCAGCGCCGCCTCATGGATCGCCTTGGCGGCGATCTGAATCTTCACGTATGCGACTTCGTCATGCTCGTTAATGCCAATCTTAAACATGTCAGACTCCCCTTGTTGACGGTGGACCATCGCACGTCAGCGCGATGGTGTAAAGGATTATTCTGCATCCAGTGCTTTGCGGGCAAGCTGTCTAACATCAAAAAGTTTTTGACGCGCCCACGTCAGTTTAGTGTCAACTGGGAGTTTGCCTTCAGTGTCGCAATCGGTAATGTTTGCCAATATCCGCAGCGCCGCCTGTAGTTCTTCAATACGGTGAAAGCAGTGATGTAACTCCGCGTCCAGCTTCTCGATACGGTCGGCGGCTTCCAAACAAAGGGGATCGTCCCAATAGTTGCCCTCATCACTGCAAACGCTTTTCTCGCGCAGCCGCGTCACAAGATCATCGCGCATTTATTTTCCTTCCCATTGTTGGATTGTTGCGTCCGCGCACTTGGGGGCTGGGCCAGACCCATATCTCGCCCGTGTCGTCCTGGATGCACACCCATAGCAGATGGTGTTCGTCCCCGTTGTCGATCAGGAAGTGCGCCAGCGCCCGCCCGTGCGGCGTGGTGAGCGGTATGGTGGGGTTTAGCTGGAGGATCATCCCCGGCCCTCCGTCAGGAACGCAGGCGCGTCCAGTGGCTCATCGTCGGGCCGGTCAGGCATGGCGGCGCGGGGCATGTCCACCTCGCGCGTCATGGGGGCCTGCGCCTGCGCCAGGTCGCGCACCACAAGTTCGAAGTAGCCCGCGCCGTCCTGCCAGTGGTCCAAAAAGCTAGGATCGCCGCACAGGATGCGCGCCACCTTGTCGGCGATGACCTCCAGCGCCTGCGCCTGCGCCACGTCGAGGCGATTCCAATTGCGCGACGTCCGCATGACGTTCTTGATGGCTTGCGAGTAGCCCGCGACCTCGCGAAATGCGCCGTGGGTCTGCTCGCGGTCG